AATATATATAAAAACGCATTTTATGATCCTGCTAATGCTAATGTCATTAGTATTTATACTACTCCTAGTGATAGTAGAGCTATAGTACAAAACATACAAGTTGCTAACGAATTAGGGAGCAAAACTGTTCAGTTCTTTGTAACTGACGCAAGTGCCAACACGACTTATATCGTGGCTCATGGATCAATAACTGGACCTACTACTTGTAATTTTGCAAAAGGACCTATTATTCTTGAAGAGAATGACATATTAAAAGCTCAAGTGAGTTCTACAAGTAATATATCAGCAGTCATATCCTTACTTGAAATAAATAGGAATGAAGTGTAACGATACTTGTAATTCCTTAAAAAGAATTAATATATTAAGTAAATATTAAATAATTTAAGGATTTTCCATTGATTTACTTTTTTCGTGAATTTATATACATAGGGTTGATTATATTGTTATTATTTCTTATTGCTCTTTAATCGTGAGTTTTACTATAGTGGAATTTTAAAAATAATTTTATAAAATATTTTTTTAGAAAAATAGCCAATACCAATACCTTTTCACTACTATCAGCGAATACCAACGGTTCTAGTGGTATTGGCACACTTTTTAGAGCCAATACCGCCAATACCTTTCCTTTGATACCAACGATTCTAGTCATTTAACTTACATATGGAGCCAATACCTTCCCGAGGCTGCTCGCAAGGCTAATTTTGAAATGTTTATATTTTATTTAATATTTTGCTATAGTAGAAATGATAATTAGGATATTTTATTGTTTTAGTATATTATCGGTTGTATAATATATTCGTAATTAAACAATAAATAGAAAGGTAGAAAGCTATGCTTAATGTAGCACAAAAGCCAAAGATAACGCCAAAAACTGAAACTAAACCAGTTGTGGCTAAACCTAAAGCTAGAAAAGTTATGGACCCTAAAGATTTTAAGGGTACATATAAATACGACAGAGATGCTAAGATACAAGTTGTTGTAGCTAAGAACCCTAAAAGAGAAGGTTCTGCTGGTTACAAAAGATTTGGTCTATATAAAACTGGAATGACTATCAGAGAGTTTTTACTTGCTGGTGGTAAGACAATCGATTTAGATTGGGATAGAGAAAGAGGTTTTATAGCAACTGAAGATAAAGATAAGGCAACTTCTGCAGCTAAATCTCAGAAATCAACTTATACTTTAAAATAGTTGTATTATATTGATATTTTATTAATTAAATTAATAAAGTAGTCATTTGATAGGCGAGTTAATTTTTAGATACTCGCCTATCTTTAACTTAAACAAAAAGAAAGCGAGAAACATATGTCAGAAGAAAAACAATACGCAGATTTTCCAAATCATTTATCTGATAGAATAATGAGAGGAGTTGCTTTTATTTATAATTTTCATATAAAAAATGATGGCGACTTACAAAAATTAAATGATGGTGTTAAACTTAGATTAGAATTTTTAGAGGAAAAAGAAGGTTATACTCGTAGAGAACTTAGGTACATATTGCTTTTATTAGCTCTTCCAGAGGTTGACGAAACATTAAGAAAATCAGATATATTGGAAAAAGCTTTTGATTCTAAATATAATGTTGTTCATTAAATATAATTTTATTGTATTTAGTTAAAAATTTTTTATTATTTTAAAATTAAAAGAAAGCGAGAAAAAATATGACAATGATAACTTTTAATAATCAAGAAGAAAGAATGAACTTTCAGATTATTATGTGCTTACAAATGCTTAAATCAGAAGTAGAAACTGGTCACATTATGTGTAATCCAAGTAAAGGTTCTACTGTTAGAACTTTAGCAAGATATTTTCCAGGTCTTAAAAGAACTAAAAAAGGAGCTTATAAACAATTAGTAGATGCTGGTATTTATAAACAACTAGAAGAAAATAATGTTAATAATAATTAGTGGATTAATAATTACAGGAATTCTTATTGCTTTTTCTCTCTCTCGTGGCAATAGAGAATATAGTAATTGGCGTAATGAACAATTACGCCAATCTATTATAAGGAGTAAAAAATATGACAGAAGCTAAAATTTGTTGTATTTGTAATAATAAATTTATTGGTTGGGGTAATAATCCTTATCCAGTAAAAAAAGAAGGCGAATGTTGTAAACCTTGCGATGACAATGTGGTCATACCCGCAAGAATTGAATATATATACGGAGATAAAAAAAATGAGCTTAACTAGACAACACTTTGAAGACTTAGCACAATTAATTGGAGATACAGATACTTATGAAGAATTAGTTTTTCAATTAAAAGGTTTTTGTAAGAGATACAATACTAATTTTAATGTAGTTAAATTCAATAACTACATCATTAAAATTAAAAATTTAAAAGAGGTTAAACATGCCTGAAACTATTACATTTAAAGATATGATTGAAGAGATATATAAGAAACCTTATGATCAAGTTCCTAAAGAAGAAATTAAAAGACATGCAAGAGAAGTCTTTTGTTTTGGCTTTTCTAAAGAAGATTTAAGTGATGATGGTTCTGATTTAGAAGCAATAAAAGATATAATGGATAATTAATATTGTTTAATATTGTTATATTTTTATTACTATTATTTTATAAACTAAAACTAAAAAGGAGAGAAAATATGAAAATGAAGTTAGCTTATAATATAGGTCTTTATAGAGGTCATGCTATAGATAAAACTTTAGATGGCTATGTTATCTTTGAAGATGATAAGGTTGTATACTATACTGAAACTAATATGGACGATGTGGCTATTCGTTATCGTGCTATGGAAGTTATAGATAGAATGCATCGTGAAAGACGTAAAGAAATTGACGCAAGTATTCAACGTGTAGATTCACAGGTGTATAGATATGAAATCTAATTATTGGAAAATAGCTATTTATTCTACTGATAGAGTAGAAGGTGGACAAGAAGAAGGTGGCTGGTATTTTACTGCAGGCGAAAGAGTAAAAGAAGGTAAAACTTTGTTTAAAGATCCTAGAAAAGCTAATCGTGCTTGTGCTTTATTTAATAAATTATATGGTAAAAAAATAACTTCTTGTGATCAAGGTCTTGAAGCAAACTATTACTATAGAGGAACACCAGAACATTTCCCTAAATACCCACCTTCATATTCTTAATAGACAATAAAAAATTAATCGCTATATTGGATAAATATGGCGATAAGTATAGACCTAATCAATCAAACAAACGAAGCTACTTTATCGGATCTTGAAAAGAAGTTCTGTGAGGGTATAGCAGCAGGAAAAGGTAAGAGAGAAGCGGCTATTGAAGCAGGATATAGTCCTACATCAGCTCACGTACAAGCTGCACGAAACTTAAAGAAGGATAAAATTATACAGTATATTGATCGACTGCGCACGGACGTAAGGCGCTTGACTAACGAATCAGTGTCAAAAGAGGTTGAAAGACTTGACTTGTTGATCAAGGATGCTTTAAAAGATAGTCAATATTCCGCAGCGGTCAATGCGATAAGGTTAAAGTCTCAGTTACTAGGGTTCTTGGTTGAGAAGAAAGAAATTAAAACAAATAGTCTTGACGCAATGAACGAGGAAGAATTGACTCAGTACTTGACCCAAATCCGCGTGGACCACGGGTTGTTGATTGATGATGCAGGCGCCATGATGCTCGATGATAAGGTCGATGATATTGAGCCGCAACAACAAGCCGCAACCATCCTGACGGATCCGCAAGGATCCTTGACACAAGTGCACCGAACGGATCATCAGGGATCAGAATTATTAAAAAAAATAGCAATTGATTAATTATTAAGTATTAAATTGATCGAATAAGAATAATTAATTATTAATTAAATTAATTATTAAAATGATATATTTCTTTAGGCATATTCTAAGTATAGCTTTTATTATATTTCTATTATTTCTTATAAGTGTTTAAATACTACTTATAGGCGAATAGAACAAAAGTAGCACAATGTTAAAGCATTTTTCTGCTCTTTTATGGTTACAATTTGTAAGAACATATATATATTTAAACCAATCTATTAATTTATATCTAATATAATTATTAGAGTTAATAGATCAGAAAGAGAGAAAAAAATGAAAGTAGAAAAAAAACCAATCATAGAGAATAAAGTTGCATTATCTTTAAGAGAGAAATCAACAAAAAAAATTCTCTTCAGATTAGTTAACACTAAGAGAGCAAAGTCAAGAGCATTTTCAATTTACGAAAATGCAAAATTCTCAACAACTATCGATAAAGCATTTAATAGTCAATATCGCAAAGTGGATATCGATTATGATACTACTAGCAACAATAGATTTAAAAAATGTAATTTATTAGTTGATGATAGTTTATTTTTAGATGTTAAGAAAAAATCTTTGTACTTAGATTTATTAAACTCAAATAAAGAGTTTATTAAAAATAACAAAGTATCACCTGAGATTATCGACAATCAAAAATACTTCGAAAATCTTATCAGCAATTTAAAATAAATAATTAAAATAAAAGCGGCAGGGAAATAAATCTCTGCCGCTTTTTTTATGCTTGCG